CATCTCTGCAAACAATTTGCAGAAATCAATGCACTAATCGACCGCGCTTCTCATGGCTAGAGTCACAATCACCCTGGGGCAAGAGCAGCTTGATGCCTATAAGCGCATTGCTGAACAAGAGCTAAAACCTCTCTCCCACGTCATTACTGACCACCTCACCAGTTCAGACTTCAAACCATCCACCGCGCAGCTCTACAAGGCCGCGGCCGATGTTCACTACAGATACAAGGGTTTTCTGTCACGCGATCAGGCGTTTCACATCACCTCGGTAGCCCTTAATTCACTTCACCAGTCTTCCAAGCCCTGTTAACGTCAGGGCATGGCTGGTAAATCGACCAATATAGAAATCGACGAGCGGATAAATACCGTTTACAAACTCCTTTTGGAAGGCAACAGCAGAACTCAAATTCTGCAATACGGCGCGGATACCTGGAATCTCAAGCCTCGCCAGCTGGAGGAATACATCAAGCGGGCCCGTGACCATCAGCGCCTGGACGCTGAGCTGGAGCGCCCCGAGTGGCTCCACGAATCGCTCTGTGCCCTGAAGGACATCCAGCGCAAGGCCACCAACAAAAGCCAATACAGCACAGCTCTAAAGGCTATTGAGCTGCAAGCCCGACTCCTGCGCTTCGAGATGTCATGAGCCTGGCTGATGACGTTGTAGGCAGTGAGCCGCTGCTAGCTCCGATTCTTGACCTGCAGCGATTCAGCAAGCCGACCACCGCAGAAGTGCTGCAGCGTGTTCAAGAGGGGTTGCTTCCGCATCAGATCGCTTTTTGTGAGGACACAGAACACCGCAAACTTGGCCTGGTATGTGGCTTTGGAGCAGGCAAAACCTACGGCTTAATTTGCAAAAGCCTGTATATGGCGGCTTTGAACGTGGGCCACGTTTCTGCCCTGTTCGAGCCGATCGCCCCGATGCTCCGCGACATCCTGATGCGGACCATGGATGAGCTGCTGGAAAAGTGGCAGATTCCTTACGACTTCCGGGTCAGTCCTCTGCCGGAATATCGCATCCACTTCCGCGAGGGCTCGCACACTATTCTCCTTCGCACGATGGAGACGGCTAACAGGATCCGTGGCCAGAACCTGTGCGCCGTTGGCTTTGATGAGGCCGACACTGCCAGCAAGACCGTTGCAACCCAGGCCATGCGGATGGCCCTTGCACGTCTGCGTTCTGGCAACGTCCAGCAGTTCTATGCGGCCACCACGCCAGAGGGCTTTGGCTGGGCGTTCGACACCTTCGAGAAAAACGCAGGCGATGACACCGCGTTGATTCGCGCTAAAACTACGGACAACCCTTTCCTTCCAGAAGGGTTCATTGATTCTTTACTCCAGAATTACCCAGAGCAACTCATTCAGTCCTATCTGAACGGAGTCTTCGTCAACCTGAACACTGGCCAGGTTTACGACCGTTTCGACCGAGCGAAGCACGTCATCAAGGCGGCCCCGGTCAACTTGGACAATGAGCCACGCCATTGGGGTTGTGATTTCAATATTCAAAATTGCAACGCAGTGTGCGGGGTACGCCTGGGCAATTCATTTCTTCTAATCGACGAAGTGAAAGCCCATGACACCGACGCAATGGCAAAGGCCATTAAGGAAAGATCAGCTCACTTACAAGTTCCTGTCTATGTCTACCCTGATGCATCAGGCGGAAACCGCAGCACTAATGCCGCGAGAACTGACATCGAAATCCTCCGCAGTCACGGTCTCTCCGTCGTTGCGGGTAAATCAAATCCTTTGGTCAGGGATAGGGTGGCTGCTCTACAGGCTCTGCTGGAGAACGCCAAAGGTGAGGTCAGGCTCCAGGTGCTTGAAAAGTGTCACCGAATGATCGAGTGCCTAGAGCTGCAGGGCTACTCAGAGCGCAATCCTGAGCAGCCCGACAAGGAAGGTGGGTACGACCATTTAACGGACGCGCTCGGATACGCCGTCTGGGCTTTATACAACCCGCTACATGTCCGGGCGGGGCGTGGCACTGGAATCCGTGTCTATTAACATCAAAATATTGGAAG